TTTTCAGCCGCGTCCCTGGCCGCCTGGGCCTGGATCAGGGCTTTTTTGATCTTATGCAGTTCCGCGGCGATCAGGTCAAGCCGCTGGATGTTGACGTCGAGGCTGCTGGTGACGACCCGGGGGAGGATCTTGAGGTCGTCGGGGTTGAACGAGGAACGGATGAAGCCGGCCAGCCGCTCGATCATGCGGTCGAAGCGCTCGCCCACGGCCTTGTGGTCCGCGCTCATTTCCGGGCCGATGGTTGCCTGCTCGCCCCGGGCGACGAGCAGGCTGTTGACCAGGGCGCGCAGCTTGTTGTAGGTGTCCGCCCGGCCCTCCTCCAGCTTCTGCATGACGACATGCTGCCCGTCCTCCGGCAGACGGCTCATTTCGTAGGCCTGGCTGGGGGTGATGCGGCGGTCTACAAGAAAACGCTGGTAGGTCGGATGCAGCCGCAGGAGATCCAGCCGCTCGCGCACCCTCCAGGTCTGCTTGAAGCCCATCTTGCGGGCGACCTCCTCCATGCTCAGGCCCAGGTCCATGAGGTTTTGGTAGGCGCGAGCCTCCTCGATGAGGTTCAGGTCCTCGCGCTGGAGATTTTCCAGCAGAGCCAGCTCGGCCACGGTGCGGTCGTCGGCCTCGATGACCCGGACCGGGGCCTCGGCGAGGCCGGCCAGGCGGCAGGCCCGGAAGCGGCGCTCGCCGGCGACGATCATGAAGCGGCCGCCCCTGGGGGTGACAACGATGGGCTCGAGCAGGCCGTTTTCGCGGATGCTCTGCGCCAGCTCCTCCAGCCTGCGCGCGGAGAACTCCTTGCGGGGCTGGTCCGGGTTGGGGAAGATGCTCTCGATCGCCATGACGGTCATTGCGGCACCTCCCGGTAAAGCCGCGCGATCGCGCCGTGGTCCGCCAAGCTGTAGTAGCCGTCGTCCAGCATGGAAACGATGATATGCTCGTGGACGCGGATGTCGAGCGCAGCGCAGGCCTTTATGACCTTAAGGGTGACGGCCTCGTCCTCGCGCGAGGGGGCGACGTCTCCGCTGGGATGGTTGTGGAACAGGATGATCGCCGCGGCGTTGGCCAGGATGGCGGGCTTGACGATATCGCGCGGCCAGGCCGGGGCGGATGAGATCGTCCCGGTTGAAACGATGTTCAGGCCGATGATCTTGTTCTTGCCGTCGAGCAGAATCACCCCGAGCTGCTCGCGGTCGGACTGGCCGCAGAGGTCGATGAGCCTGCGGACCACCGCCCACGCCTGGGCCGAGTTGGAAAGCGTGGCCTGTTCGAAGGGAAGCTCCTGATCCCGGACCAGCGCGACGCGGTAGGCGGCGACGAAGTGGACGGAAGCCGGCTTGATTTGGTTTTTTGGGCTTGGTATACTTTGCATTGCTGACAGTCTCCTGTTGGCAGTTGTGGTTTGGCCCCTCTCAGATGGCAGTCTGGGAGGGGTTTTTGTTTAAACAGCGACGGCCGCTTGCTTCTCGAAAAGCCGCTGCTGGTGGCGGATGTTGCGCATCCAGGTGTTGGCGAACGCGGCCTCGTCGGCCTGCTCGCGGGGGTTGAAGTTGAAGAAGGTCCGGCCTTCGACCTGCTCGGCGCTGACGACGCCGAGGCGCTCGCAGCCGATGTAGTCGTTCCTGAAGTAGCTCGGGAAGTAGTCGCCTCCGGCCGGGGCCTTGATGAAGACCATTTCCGGGTCACGCATGAGGTCGCCGTTCAGCTTGCCGTAGTGGGCGACGCTGACGAAGAGGTAGCCGTCGGGGGTGCGGTCCACGATCTCGACCGACACCGCCATGAAGACGCCGGCGGCGTTGTCGATTTTGGCATGATCGCCGACCCGGGAAAGCCCCTCGGTCAGCTTGTCCAGAACCCGCTTGCTTGCGTTGTTGACTTTTCGCATCGGTTGCCTCCTTTTTGGATGTGGGTTATCTGACCTTGTAAATGCCGCTTGTGATGTCGTTCTTGAGGTCCACCGCCTTGAGCAGGGCCTCGCCCGCATCGCCCGCCTCAAGGTCGTTGATGATCATTTGAACGAAGTTGGCGAGGCCTTCCTGTTTGCCTTTGGGAGCTTTGATGTCTTCCGAGTAGTAGCTCATTTTTTGCCTCCGTTATGTTTTAACTTATTGATTTTACTTGTATTTTATATTAATGACAGAGCGTTGTCAAGAGAAAAATGATAATTTATACAACAAAATCAAATAGTTATAATCACGCCTCTGCACTCAATATGCCAAGATGATCGGGGCGCGGCTGGGCTGTGGCGGAGTCGTAGGAGCAATTCCAAAAGGTGAAGGGGATTGTATTGGGTAGGGGCTGAAAATGCTCTGGCGGGGCGCCAATGAAGCGGCCAAATTATTGAAAATATTATTAATAACGCATAGCACGCAACGTGCCAATGCATTTGGCATGATTGCTGTGTGCTTAAGCACTCCCTAAGCCAAGTTGTGGTGGCATGAGTTTCGATCAGGCTTTGCGCGGCTTCTTCTTTCCGCTGCTGCGGCGGAGGTTGTACTCGTCGAGTTCGCCGCGGATGTAGGCCCGGCGCCACTCGGCGATCTCTTCGCGATCGCTGATCCAAATGCCGGCGAGCTTGCGGGCCGGGAAGTAGCAGTCGCGGATCCAGACGAGGATCGTGCTCGGCGAATAGCCGACGAAGCCGGAGATCTCCTTCATGCCGTTCAATGCCGTTTCTGTCATGGTGCTCTTTCTCCTTTTACCAGCGTGTGGGTTTGAGCGGGCGCGGCCGCTCGGCCGGCGGCTCCGGCGACGGCTTGGGCCAGAAGCGCAGGCCGCAGGCGTAGGCCGCGACCAGGTTGTAGACCGAAACGTCCCAGGCGTGGTTGCGCCGGCCCTCGATGGCCACCCACTCCTGGCTCAGGGGGTCGAGATACTCGGCGGTCATCTGCCGCGCCCATTCGGCGTCGCACTCGGCGTGCAGGCACCACGCGCCGGGGTCCGCCGGCGCGATGTCGAGCTTTTTGGAAAGCGCGTTTTTGAAGTGGTTGACGTTGGCTCTCAGGAGCTGCAGCGGGCCGCCGGGGATGGGCTGGCGCTTGCCGGGGTAGTGGTCGATCTTGCTGTAGGCGATCGCCGCGGCCATGCGCGCCTCGCCCTTGAACGGCAGGATCAAGCCGCGCCGCACCCGGCAGAAGTCGTAGACCTCGACGGTGCGGTGGCCCATCGCGTCCATGACCGTGAGCGCGATCGGGTAGACCAGGCCGTCGGGGTCGCGGTACTCGTGCGACCAGAGCAGCTCGTCCAGGGCCTCGAAGCTGGTCACGAAGCCCTCGCGCACCTGCCAGCTCTCCTCGGTCTCGCCGTAGCCCCAGGCGCGGACCTCGTAGACGAAGCCGTCGTCCTGGGTGTCGACCCCGGCGGTCAGCCCGGCCACGACGCCGCCGCCCGGCACCTGGCCGCGCGGGCGCTCGTCGCGCAGCGCGAGGACCGCGTCCTCCTGGCGCTCCACGCTGTAGTCGCGCCAGGGCTCGGCCGCGTAGCCGTTCTGGAAGTCCTTGAGCTTGCTCTTGCTGCCCAGGCTCTTGAGGAAGGCGGCCGCGACCTCGGACAGGCTCACGAACCAGGAGAGCCAGGCCGGGATGTGGAAGCCGATCTTGACCGGCCGGTCGCGGCGCAGCAGCGCGAAGAGCTCCAGGCCGCTCTCGCGCTCGCGCCACTCGCCGGCGCGCACGGCCTTGTTGCGGGCCTCGTCGTCCCACAGATCCCCGCAGCCCGCGCACTCGTAGCGCGCCAGGCGCCGGGTCTGCATCTCCTCGGGGTCGCGGCAGTCGGGCGGGAACTTGATGCGCTCGAAGACCATGCGCTGGGCGTGGCCGCAGGCCGGGCAGCGCACGAAGTAGTCAAAGCGCACCTGGGCCTCGCGGGTGAAGGCCTGCCAGATATAGCCGGCCTCCACCGTGGGCGAGCTGATCTTCCAGATCCGGCGGCTCTCCTTGTAAGTGCGGGTGCGCAGCTCGCCCAGGCTGAGCGGGTCGGCCTCGCGGCTGTCGACCGAGTACTGGTACTTGTCGGTCTCGTCGAAGACGACGTAGCGGATGGGCTTGTTGGCGAGCCGGCTGGGGGAGCGCGACCAGGAGAGGTAGACCGGCATATGCTCCAGGTTGATCGACATGATGGTGAGGTCCTCCACCACCGAGCGCACGTAGCCGCGCAGCCGGGGCGAGCTCGTGATCATGGCCTGGATGCGGTCGCGGCTGTTGTCGCGGGCGGTGAGCCGGTCCGGGTAGACGTAGAGGACCGGGCCGGGGTCGCGGTCGATCGCAAAGCCGATGCAGTTGTTGACGGCCTCGCTCTTGCCGGTCTGGGGCGCGGCGCAGATGATGACGGTCTGCACGCTGTCGAAAAACGAGGCGTCCATGACGCCGGCGAGGTAGGGGGTGACGTCGTTTTTCCAGGGGCCGGGGATGGCCGACATGGTGACGAAGCGGTGGCGCTCGCACCACTCCGAGACCGGGATCCGCTTGCGCTTGCGCAGCACCTTGCGGTCGGCCGCCGAGAAGCCGCCGCTGATCTCGATGCGGCCGTCGGCCGCGCGCAGGCCGGCCAGGGCCGCGGCGATTTCGGGCGTGAGCCAGGCCGGCGCGGTGACGCTGTAGCTCTGGATCGCGGGGGTAAGCATCAGGGCCGTTCCTGCCAGCGCATCAGTATGGTTCGGCTCCCGGCTGGCCGAGGATGATCCTGGCGATGGGCGACTGCTCCCAGCCCGCGAAAACCCGGCTCTTGCGCCACAGGATCTTGACAACGCAGGTCTCCAGGCGCTCGCCGCCGCAATTTGGGCAACACTCCCATTGAATCGGGTAGTAGTTGCAGCGGCCGCAGTTCAGACAGACCTGGCGCTTGACCCAGGGACCCCACTCCTCGATCTGCTTCATCGCAGGGCCTCGTACTCACTCAGGCGTTGACTGATCGCTTGCAAAGTCTTCCTCCTTGCTCTCCTCCTCCAGGATGGCGGCCTGGAAGGTGCGGGTGTTGGCGAACTCGTTCAGCTGCGCGTCCAGGAGATCGCGGAACCAGCGCCGCACGGCCGCCGCGCGGTGGTGCGGGTCGGCGAGCGGTGCGACCGCCTCTAACAGCTCGGCCGCGCGCGTGTCGACGGCGTGCTTGAGGCCGGCCTCGAAGACCGCGGCGCGGCCGGCGATCTCCATGTAGACCTGCTCGCGCAGCATATAGCGGCCCTCCTGGACGTCGTTCTTGCGCTTGCGCTCGCGGTACTCCTCCTCCAGCTTGGCGATCTCGAGGCCGAGCTTCCTGGCCTGGAGATCGCCGGCGGCGGCCGCGCCGAGCTCCTCGGGCTTCTCCAGGCCGACGCGCCGGACGTAGCGCTCGAGGTCGCGCTCGAAGACCGAGCCGTCCTTCTGCATCCGCAAAAAGCCGGCCTTGGCGTCCTCGTAGAGCTTGCTCTTCTTGATCTTGTAGCCCTGGGCCTGCAGATGCGCGAGGGCCTCGATGCGGTTGCGGAAGACGCGCTGGTCGGGCTCCTCCGGCCGGGTGAAGGCCTCCAGCGCCCGCTTGGCGCGCTCGAAGCTCGCCACGTTGTTGGCGCTGGGGTCGTCCAGCATGGCCTTCTTGGCCGACTCCTTGGCGGTCAGAAGCGCCGTGAGGTCGGTTTGGTCGGACTGCTGGATGAGCTGGGCGAGCTGGGCCGCGTCCATGTCAATCCTTCACGAAATCCTCGGCGGCGCGGATGGCCCGGCCCAGGCCGGCTGCGAGCGCGCGGCGGTCCTCGGCCGGCAGGAGCCCGGTGCGCGTGTGGAAGGCGTAGAACTTCTTGCTCCAGGCGAGCAGCTCGGTGAAGACGCACCGGCCGGGGCCGCTGGGGTCGCCCAGCTCCGGCCGGGTGCGCAGGCCGGCGGG